CAGTTACTACTCGTGATGCAAACGAAGTTGTCGGAGCGATCAGTACAGCAAATCTCTTGTTTTATATGTTGTTCTTGTTTTTGGGTTATTGCATTAGATCGCAATATTACTCAAACCTTCAGACCGGACGCACCACTGACGCTTTTTAGCGTGAGAACTCGTCTATATCACATAGATGAGGCCCAGCGGAAAGATAGTCGTGTTTTTCCGCGAACATCGCGAGTCACAAATGAGTTGGTCGACAATGGCTCATCGGCCATAATCACCGGAACTTTTCCGTTCCGAGTGACGGCCCACTTGTGCAAGGCTCGGTAACCGTCCAGTGGATCTTTTTCCTTTCCGACTCGGAGCTTTATGCCCCGAACTTCGAAACGTTGAAGATCCGTGTTCCACCTTTGACAGGTGGCCCACTGCTGGAACGATGTCCATCCTACGACAGACGAATTGTCAGGCACATGGGGAACCACCCCAGTGACGCCTTCGACGTAGCGTCGAAGAAATGCAGCGACTTTCCAGTACCCCTTCTTATAGAAGAGATTTGCTGTACTGATCGCTCCGACAACTTCGTTTGCATCACGAGTAGTAACTGGCAGTGGATACCGTATATATACGGGGGTAACGTCTACACCCATAAAAGCATCCATTCCGCAGGACTCTCTGAAGTATCCAGCCGAAAAGGTTTTCTTTCGGTTGACCTTTAGACCTGCAGCCTCTAACTGCTCAATTACTACAGACACCTCTGCGGTCGGCACGATGATGTCGTCACCGTACACGAACGCGTCACGAGCGCAAGCTTTCACTGACGCACGTGTTAAAGGGAGGTTTCTGTGCTTCAAGAGTGCCGTAACCACGATGCTATAGAACACCATGGCTTCGACGGGAAAGCACAAAGCACTACCTTGCGAGGCAAACTTCTTCAGGCGGATCTCTCCTCCTGAAGGGAGTATTGCACGTTCGCTACGACATGAGAATACGGCCCTGCTAAGGGACGGAACACTCTGAAACAACCTTGCGACTAGCGATGGATGAACTCTATCGCTTGCTTCGCTCAGGTCTATCGTAGAATGAGCTCTAGTCTTCGAGCTCTCGAATGCAAGGGCGCGATTGATACTTTGGTTCGAAAAATTGATGTGGCCACCAGTTACCTTATCGGTTTCTAGCAGCTCCACCAATGTACGCATCAAACCCTGCTGTACCTCCTGGGTCCAGACAGGCTCAATCGCAATTACTCTGGGTGACTTCATAGTCTTTGGTACAAAGACTACTCGGACGGGAGGCTCTTCCTTGCGAGGAATGGCCTCATATCCACATTCGGCTGGAACGGACAGTACGTCCGCAAGCTCGTTATAGTTGAAGAGCTTGTACCAGTCAAAGGGAAACGTCTTTTGAAGTCGCGTGGTCCATCCTCGGTTAAGATACTTACGGTTTCCGTAAGTCTTATCCACGGTGGAACCAGGTCCATGTCTCGGTACGATCTGAAGGTCGTTAAGCATATCGCTTGCACGACGTAGAACGTCACCAAAAAGATAATAACTAACACCGCTAAAAACACGGTGCTGGTTATACCTCGAGATACGGAATCCAGATACTTCCCTCTCAGTCGCCCGAAACTGCTCTTCAGCAGCTTTAAGACGGCTGGGAGTGCACTCAAGCTTGATCTTATTGCAGGATAGGCAGATCTGCCGAATTCCAGCAACAGCGTCAGGATTGGGCGCATCTTGTAAACTCCCCTCTTTAGTGAACACTTGACTAGCCAAACCTTGCAAGAATGCAGGGAAAGGCGCCTTACTTGCGGACTTGAAACCCGCAAATTTGGTTGAGTCTATCTGCCCAAGTTCTAGAGCTTGTTCAAAGCTTTTGGCAAAGGCAGGAAGGGTAATCGTTAGAAACGACATCCCCTCGTGTTCGAAGCGAGACTTGATCGTCATCAGGTCACGCTCCATGGAGGTGCGACAGGCTATACTCAAGTCATTAAGCATAGCCTCTAGGAGTGCTACGTAAGTTCTTTGCGTAGCGTCTAGACTTTTCATGCTTCCTCATCTCTAAGAGGTGTGCATTCTAGCCTAGATGTTTGCTCCTTGACCCTTAGGCATACATTCCGGGAAATAGGTGAAGCTGAAACTCGCACAAAGCGGGCTCAGTTTCCATGTTTTTCACCAAGAAATCGAACTCCTCCAAGGCCTCTTCTATAGAGTCCCAGTTGGAATCCTCCTTCTTGACGAACCGCGCGATGTCAATGTGTAACACAAAGACACTTAGCGCAGTAACGTTAAGAAGATGATTTCTTGACACGGAATGTCGCTTCCCAGCGAACACTACCGGGAGTCTACGGAACACCCATTCGATGAGATATGAGCTTGAGACAAAGTCTTCATCACTCATAAGCTCACGCATGCGTGAAACCATAACCTCCGTTGATAGTGTATTGCCCTTGGAATCTTTCCCTACTAGGTTCTGCAGGTTGCCGAGAATGGTAAATGCAGAGTTCCATGCCTTCTTCAAGCATGGGTAAACTCGCACTCCAAACTTTAGCTCCTGCCGGACCCTCTTAAACACCTCAACACGAGTGCGCATAGAAGGCTTTTGACCTTTATGCACTAAACACTCCGTTGCGAGCGCCAGAATGGTCGTGAGTTCCATAGGTTCATATCCTGTGGTAGTCATAGCTATCTCCAGTGCCCTCAAAGGGGCTTAAGAGTGTTTTGTAGGGGACTCCGCAATGTCGTTAAAGTCTTCCCCGGTAATTAGGGATAGACTTAACTGCGAAGTTTAGGATTCCAGACCCAACACCTTGCCAACGTTTGTAGCGTTGGCCCAGGCGAGAAGACCGGCCACATCGTCCTTCAACTCCGTATCACTGAATCCAGTGATGGGGTTATCGATGACGATATAGCATGAGGCCCCAACGTCGACGTTATTAGCCGGCGTGAGGGGGTCGCTGACCGTTTTGCGGTGATCCAGACGGATCAAGTGCCGCTCACGTTTAGCGCTCACATCATGAGAGATGGTCATAGTATATGCACCATCTGCTTTCATGTAAACGGACTTCTTTCCTTCCCGCGAAATTGCGGCAAGAGATTGGGCAACAGCGTTAACAGTAACGCTCTGGGGGTCTGCAAACATCTAGATAACTCCTAATGGTTAGGGCAGTTCTACTACCCCAATTTAAGTCAGACACTAGACGAACAACGGCATCAAAACCGTTGAGCGCCAAGTGCGGCTAAGATTGTGTACTGCCTAGGGCTCAATGACGCCCCAAACGACAAGCCAAACGGGTGACAGGCTTCACGGGCTTTCGTCTCGTAGATATGAGAGATCGTCCCGCTATACCAGCCATCCGTGCCAGACCATGTGTACTTGCGATGGGTTTCACCCATCACGTACAGATATCTTGCTACTGTTCTTTCGGCTACCTGTTCGGAGAGTACGTCTAGTACATCACCGACGTTGGATATCCAATCGATCAGCCAAGACCATGGCATGGCATTCCAGATCACTGACGGGGTTACTCGTAACCCCAACAGCCCATGTTTTATATAGGCTTCAGTGGTCGGCAGAGAAGTGTCACCGAGGAAGAAGATAAACTCACCAGAGGCCCAAACGTGTCGGGCCCATGAATGGGTAACTCTGTACTTCCAGGCCGAAGTGCGAGCACTTCGACCGGGCCAATCGACATAGGTGTTTCGGGTAATACCGATACCACTAGAGGATCGAAGGGTCCCACTGCCACTATCTCTCTCAAGTGTAACGCGTCTTCTAACGGGTTTACCGTTGTTCCGAATTAGAAATTGGAACTGCTTGTCCAAGTCGACAATAGTCTTTATGCCGGCTTGGATATCGGCTAGAAGGGGTTTCCAACCAAACTGTATCGCTAGATACCAGTCCGAGATGTCTTTCAATTCTTCTATCCTGCCCTTAATCAGGCGGGGGAAGTCTCGAATTTCAGCCAGGATGACACCTAGGTCAATCAGTGGGTTGGTAGGCTTTGCCATTGCAAATGCCTTCGCGTTATAGGCTGATAAGTCCGCGTCGTCAGGATCCGGTAGCAATGACTTGATGTTGTACCCATTATGGGTCTCACCAGTGTTAATTGCATGAAAACCGTACCTGACTCGCGTATTACTCAGCCATGGAGTCACAACGCCCCGTCCCTCAGAGGATACTGTCCAGTATCCTTTGCGGATCTTAAGAGGCCCGCCGTCATCGTAGAAGTTACTTTGACGGAAAGGCTCAAACTTAGGATTACGGATCGTATCTTCACACCTAGTAGCACAGTCCCATATAATTGGACCTTGCTCCACCCAAGGATTTTCTTCCTTGGTAACTCCATTCCGAGACTGACCGGCTCCTCCGACTTGCACAACTTCCCAGTTGCGCTGTCGGACTCGCTTGAGTCTCGGGAGCTGCGGCCCCCAAACAGGGGTCGTAGTTGAGCTAGGCATGAAGAGTCTCCACTTGCTATCAGCTTGTCGGAGTTAAGCGCTGTCGCGCCGAGGAGACCCCAAGG